GGTATAGGTAAGTTGGGTTTTGATGTTCTATTAAAAAAGAACGGCAATTTTTACCCACTACCAAACAACCCAGCAACTAGACTATTTAGTATAAGGCCAAACGAGTTTACAACACCAATTGTTTTTACTCAAACATTATTAAAATCTGCATTAATCCGTGGAAATGGATATGCATTTATTGAGCGTGATGAAAACGCAACTCCTATAAATCTTTATTGGCTCCGTGATGAATGTGTAAACCCCGTTTTAAAGGGTAGAAAAATGTTTTATATCGTTAACGATGTAACGGCAGAAATACAAGACACATTTGGAGGTAACGATATTCTTCATATCAGGGGAATGGGTGACGGCTATATAGGCAAGTCGGTTATTGGGTATGCAAGTGAAAGTATAGGCAAAGCAATAGCTACTCAACAATTTGGGGCTAAGTTTTTCGGGCAAGGTGGATTTAATCTACTTCTGAAATTCTTAACTATCAAAGATGAGGCTAAAATGAAGCAAGCAAAAGAGGCTTTCATTAGAACCTTTGAAACGGATGGAGTTGCAGCAACAAATCAAGGCTTAGAAGTTGAAAGAATAGCAGTAAATAATAACGAAGCTCAATTCATAGAATCTCAAGATTTTAACGTGGCAGATATTGCTCGTTGGTTTAGGATGCCATTATTTAAACTGCAAAAAGATACATCAGCAACTACCGAGGCTCAAGAAATAGCGTATGTAAACGATTGTTTAATGCCGTGGATTGTAAGACTTGAGCAAGAAATAAGGGCCAAACTTTTAAAGGAGAACGAAAAGTATTTTTTAGTACCTCACTTTGATACTTTCATGTTATTAAAAGGAGATTCACAAGCTCAGGAACGTAGGGCAAAAACTATGTTCATGATTGGAGCTTTAACCCCAAATGAAGGTAGAAGAATGTTTGATTTAAATACAATCGAACAAGAGGAATTGAACTTAACTTATTTACCTGGCAACATGATTATAAGTAACGAGGTTAAGGAATTTTGGCAAAGTAAAACAATGGACCCTAGCAAAATTGATTTAGCTAGTGTTGACGGAAGCGGAAGCGGTAACGTAAATAATAATATTAAGTAATGGAAAAGGAAATAAGAAGTATTACCGGCAATGTAGAGTTGCGTTCAGAAATGGAAGGCGAAAAAGAATACCCTATTATTGAGGGTTACGCTTTACTATTCGACCAAGAAACATTCATTGGCGGACGTGGTTGGGGATGGTATGAAAAGATTGATAGAAGCGCATTAACTGGATGCGATATGACTGACGTAGTAGCTAAGTATAACCACGATCCAAACTATCCACTTGCAAGAACTGGCAGCGTTAATAATCTGTCTTTAATGGTAGATGAACGCGGCTTAAAATATAGCTTTAAAGCCATGAACGAAGATGGCGAAAAGTGCGCCGAAAACATTAAGTTAAATATTGTAAGAGGTTCGAGTTTTGAATTTAGCGAACCTACAAGCACATGGACTGAAAACTATAAAGAGGAAAACGGCTACCAATATGAATTAAGAACTATCACCAAGATAGCAAAACTTCATGACGTTGCACCCGTTTTAAATCCTGCTTATATGCAAGCAACAGTTGAATTAAAAAGTAGAAGCCTTAAACCAGTAAAAGAGGAAAGAGGATTATCAATATTAGACATTAAAATAAAATCACTTAAAAAATGAAAACTTCAAAACAACTAAAAGAAGAAAGAGGCTCGTTATTAACTAAAATAGATGAGCTTTCAAAAACAGAAGCAAGAACAGACGTGCAAAATGACGAGTTAATCTCTTTATTTGAGCAACGTGACAGCTTAAACAAAGCTATCGAAACTCAATTAATGGTTGAGGGCGAAGAAGCTAGAGCAGCTCAAGAAGCAGCTAAAAAAGCAGGTTCAAATGGTGCAGTTCGTAACAACTCAGGCGAAGAAAAGGAATTGAGAAATTTCTCTTTAGGTAAGTTGATTGTTTCGGCTCATGGCGACCCTGAGTTTAGAAATGTAGATGCAGGTTTTGAGCGTGAAGTATTGAACGCAGGTGCAGACCAACGTTCATTCCAATTACCTGAGCAAGTTTTAAACGTACTTGCAGAAAAACGTACAATGGTAACAAGTTCAGCAACTGCGGGAGGTAATTTCGTACAAACTGACAAAGTGGGATTCTTTGAGGCGTTGTTTAATGCAACCGTATTACGCGAATTAGGAGTTCAGTATATGACTGGATTATCTAGTAACGTAGATTTAAGAGGTTTTACCGCTTCGGTTCAAGCTGGATGGGCTTCAAGTGAGGTTGGAACACAAACACCAAGCGATCCAACTACTGCTGTTCGTTCATTAACTCCTAAATTGTTGTATGCAGCTTCAAACGTATCAAAGCGTTTATTAATGCAAACAAACCCAAGTATTGACACTTTCTTATTGAGAAATATGATGATGTCATTGGAGCAAAAATTGGAGCAAGGTGTAATTAATGGCGCAGGCGGTTCAACTGAGCCTAATGGTATGCTTGATTTGATTACTCAAATTGTTTCAATGGGAACAAACGGAAGCGCACCAAGTTACGCTAAGATTCTTGAATTGATTGCTTTGGTTGAAACTTCAGACGGTAGAAATGCTAGACGTAAATTCTTAATCAATCCAAAACTTAAATCTAAGTTGAAGCAAACTGAATTAGATTCAGGTTCAGGAGCTTTTGTAATGGGTTATAACGGATTATTCCAATCACAAATGGGAGTAATTGACGGTTACGATACTCTTTCAACTGCCAACGTACCAAGCGACTTAGATAAAGGAACTACCACTGGCGTATGTTCAGCTATGGTTTTTGGAGATTTCAGCCAGGTTGTTGTAGGACAATTCGGAGTTATTGATTTAGTTGTTGACCCTTACACATCTGCAAGAACTGCAACTATTAACTATACTTTGAATCAGTATGTTGATAGTACAATTTTGCAGCCTAATGCGTTGGGTTCAATTTTAGACTTAACAACTACATAGTACTTGTTGTCATAGGTTAATTGGGGAGGGTTTCGGCTCTCCCCTTTAAAACAAAATCATGAGAAAAATCAAATTTATTAAATCACCCGTTGGAGCTTTTAATTTAGCTTATCAAATAGGTTCAGAGGCCGAAATAAACGAAGGTCAAGCGAATGTTTTAGTTGAAGCGGGTTATGCTGTTTTTATTGGTGAAAAAGAAGTACCAGAAAAGCAAATTGTAGAATCACCAGAGAAACCAAAAAAGAGTAAATAATGAATTACTACCTAGTAACGGCACCAACAAGCGAACCAATTACCCTAGAAGAGGCTAAGTTATATTTGCGCGTAGATAATAGCGTAGAAGATAGCTTAATCACTACTTTGATAGTTGCGGCTCGTAAACAAGTGGAAAGCGATACTTGGTGTTCATTAATGCCTCAAACTTGGAAACTCTCTTTAGATTACAACGAAGTAAAAACATTTACCGGATTAACTAAAACACCTATCACAGCAATATCACATATTAAGTATTTTGATATTAACGTGGTTCAGCAAACTCTTTCAACTGGTAGTTATCAAACTAACTTATTAAATGAACCTGCAATAATTGAGATAACTGAAATGCCGACTATCAACAAGCAAATGAACGCTTTTGAAATTCAATTTACAAGCGGATATACAAATGCGGCGGCAGTACCTCAAGAACTAAAACTAGCCATGCACCTTTTAATAGGCCATTGGTACGAACATAGAGAAGCGGTAACAATAGGAAACATGAAAGAGCTTCCAATGGGTTACGATGCATTAATTTCAGCTTATAAGCTAATTTTTTACCCCTTTAACAACTAATTAAAATGATAAAAACAATTCCAGATACGGTCGTAGCCGTAACAGCAAGCAATACAGCTTATATAACCGATTTTCAAGGGGCTAGGACATTCGGAACTCTATATATTGGAGTTAGTGGTGATGTTGTCGCATTACCTCAAGCCCACGCAGATACAGACAGCGCAGTGACTACTGGAGTAGGTGGCGCAGTATTGTTTAAAGCGGTGCCAGTTGGCCCATTCCCGTACCAAATTAAAAAGGTTTTTGCAACTGGTACAACAGCGACAAATATTTTATGTGCAATAGATAAATAAATACAGATATGCCACAATTAGGAACAGCAACGGTAATAAAGATAGGCGGCGTGATTGTCGCTTATGGTAAATCAGCAGGGTTTGAGAAAACTTCTGACATGGTAGATGTAACTTCAAAATCAAGCGGCGGAGATAGGGCTTTTTTGCCTGGCGATAGAAGCGCGGTAATGAGTTTTGAGGGATTGTTTGATGAAACAATAAGCTCAACAGCAGGTTACGACCTATTAGAAACAGCACAAAACGCAGGTACTTTGGTAGTTGCTTTGTTTGGTGGTTCGACTGGTTCAACCTACTCTTATAACGCTTATATTTCTAACTTAGGGCGTACAGCTCCAGAGGGTGACGCAGAAACAATCAGTTGTTCAATTCAATGTACTGGAGTAAGAACTAAAGTATAATGGGTGTTGCGATAGGTAAGCTAAGAGAAAGAATTGAGATAATGGCTGTTAGTAATTCGTCGAAAGATGAATACGGGCAGCCTATATCTTCTTACGTTTCTTACGCTACTTTGTGGGCTTCTTATCGCTCATTAAATGGTTCAGAAGTTACCGAGTCAAAGGAACGAACAGCGCGAAGATATGCCGAATTTAAGATAAGAGCGCAAGGCGTTACTATTGTAGAAACTATGGAAGTAGTTTACAAAGGAATGACTTTCTCTATCACTTCGGTAAGCGAAGATGAATATAAGAACTATATCACCATACAAGGAGTAAGTAAGGACAATGATATCGTATAAGGTAAGCGGTTTAGAAGAGATGGTTAAAAGGCTTAGAGATACTAAAGCCGTATTACCTGCGGAGTTAATTGACAAAGCTGTTAAAAGTGCGTCAACAGAAATTAAAGCAAATTTAAAACTTGAGTATAAAAATGCAGGGCTTTATGGAAAAGGCAATTTAATAAACTCTATTGATACATTTAGGCGTAAACGAAAAAGCAGAAACGACCCTTATTTTACCTATTATGTAGGTCCTAAATATGGACCAGGAGGCGGTAATCATGCTCATTTTTTTGAATATGGAGTTTTATATTCTGCTTATCCCGTAAAAGGGAAAGGAATGACTATTGGGGGGCGTAAATACGGTAAGTTTGTAGCAAAAGATGGGTATAGAATTAAGCCCTATGGAATTGTAAGAATGGTACTTGATAAAAATTCAGCCCACATATCAACTAAACTAGGCCAAGATATTTATACGGCAATATTAGATAATTGGGAAAAAAGAGGTGGTAAATTTTATAAAAAATGAGCGCAGGTATAGCAGTTTTCTATTTACTTAATAATGATGCAGCAACAACGGGGGCGGTAAGTGGTAGAATATTTCCAGATGTAGCCCCTCAAGCAACTGCCAGACCTGCTATTATTATTCAGACTATATCTACTATCCCTAACAATACTTTAGGCTTAAATGGTGCTTCAAAACTTGACATAGAACGCGTACAAGTTACGATTGCCTCAGATACCCGAAAGAACGCAAACGAGATAGGTGAATTGGTAAGAAGTGTTTTAGGGAATGTTCATAATGTCGATGCAAACGGCGTTTTAATAGATTGGTGCCGCTTTGATTCAAAAGCTGAATATTTTGATAACTATTCTTACAAAACTGGACTTTATATAACAGCATTAGATTTTAAACTTTCAATACATATATGACAACAATAGAAATGAAATTTAGCTTTAAAGCTATCAATGAATTAATCGAATTAACCAAATACAAACTTGAAGATATCGGAACACTTGCAAGTGATTTTAGCAAAATAGCTATTATCGCTCATGTAGGTAACAAGCATGCAGGCGGTGCTTTATCAATAGAGGAAATTGAGAATATCCTAGATAAAGAAGATTTTAAAACCGTTTTGAGTATTGCTACTGAATACGGCAAGCAAATGAAAGATTATTTCCCCCCAAACGAAACGAGCCAAGCACAATAGAAAGTTTAGAGTGTTTGGCTTATGGTAGATTAGGGTGGAGTGAAAAGAAGTTTTTTAAATCAACCCCAGACTACTTTTTTAAAGCGTTAAAAGGGTTTAATGATTTAGAATTTGAGAGGCAAAAAAGCGAATGGGAAAGGTTAAGAATTTTAGGATCTTGGATGTTAAGCCCACATTCAAAAAAAGGCAGTAATTTAACACCAAAAAAACTAATGCCTTTGCCGTGGGATAAGTCCTTTAGTGAAGAAAACAAAGATATTTTAGAACTAGCAAAAGATATAGCAAAAAGACATGGCGAACCAAATTAGTATTCAAGTAGGCGCAGATATTAAAGACCTCCAAGAGGGGATTAAGACGGCTGTATCAACTTTGGAAAAAGGCGGTAAGGATATGACGGCTGTATCCGCTTCCGTTGCTAGGTTAACTACAAACAATTTTAAGGATGTTGGACAAGCATATAGGGCAACTTCAAAGGATGCTTTAATTTTAGCTTCTAACTTAGGTACAGATAGTGAAGCGTTCAAACAAGCGGCTTCAATGGCTCAAATCTATGGAAATGAGCTAAACGATATAAGGGCGCAAATTGCAGGGGCTAATATGAGCAGTAATAATGTTCAGAAAGCAACTGGACAATTCAACATGTTAGGCAACTCTATTAATCAAATTACTAGAGAAATGCCAGCCTTTACTTATTCGGTTCAAACTGGATTTATGGCAGTTTCAAACAATATCCCAATGTTTGTTGACCAGATCCAAAATATTAAACGCGCTAATTTAGAACTTGCCGCAACCGGTCAGCCCGTACAAAGTGTATTTAGTCAAGTAGCGGGCGCGGTGTTTAGTTGGCAGACAGCTTTATCTTTAGGAATTACAGCGTTAACGGTATTCAGTCCTAAGATAATGGAAATGATTGTAGGTGTTAAAGAATCAGCAAGCGAACTAAAAGCGGCTGAATCTGCAATGAAAGCCTATAACGACCAAATAGACAGATTCATAAACACAGAAGAAACTCAGGCTTTAAGAAATTTAACGTCAAAATTTGCAGAAGCTAAAAAAGCTATGGAGGAGCGAATTGCAATAGCTCAAATGCAAAGAGATATTACTAAACGCTCAGGACAACAAATCACACAAGACCAAATAAACGAAGCTATAAGACTTAAGCACGAGTTAAAACAAATTGAAGATGGCTATCAAAGAGATTTGAATAAACTTGTTGAAAACGGAAATAAAGAAAGAGCTAAATTAGAAAAGAAACCTATTGAAATAAAACAAGAGGCCACAGCAAGCCAATTAAAAGACCGTTTAAAGTCGTTTGAAATACCTTTTGACTTATCTACTAAAGATAACATGGATGGTTTAACAGAGGCCACAAAAGAATATACATCCGCAATAGATACGGCGGCGGCGGCACATGAAAACGCAATGGATAAATT